ATGGGAAATATTTAGAGATCGGTACTCAGGGCATTCCATTCCCGACTACTCAAGGCAATAAGCAAATTGTTGCGCGGTTGGGTAATACTCCAAATGATGCTACTCTGGGGGTAAACTCTACTACGTTGTTTGCCCCGGCTCAAGTCATTAATGCTGCTTCAGTGTTGTTTAACGCGAAGACTGCCTCACGAGGTTCACAGTACGGCGTGAACAGTGGAATCTATGATTTTGGTGTGAACAGTTTTGATCCTCGTACAACAAAAATCTATGTGAAGAATTCATATTCAGCGTTTGTAATCAGAAACAATTCGCAACGCACATGGATAATTACTTTATACGAATGTGCTCCTAAAGGAAAAATGGATAATGCCTTGGAAAATGACGTGTTACAACAATGGGCTAATGCTTTGATTAACGAATCTCAGGTTAATAGTGCAGGACCATCTTCAATTAACTTGGCTTCTACTACTCCTAATACACTATACGCATCACCAACTCAAAACAAATTTATGCGCGAAAAGTGGAAATTTGAAAGACATGAAATTATTCTTGATCCAGGTCAGGTTTATGATCATTATATTCAAGGGCCTTCCGATACAACTTATGATTTTGCTAAATTTTGGAAAGCAGATTCTAGTGGCGTTGCTGATAGATTTTACGATTTTCAAAAAGGATTGACGCGTCAATGTGTTATTGTCGCAAGAACAGATTTGACCCAAGATCTTGAGTTAGAAGCTGCTAGACACGGTATAGTAGATTCCACTGGAGGGCGGTTATTGGTTGAGTGGAAAAATTATTATAATATCAGATGTCCCGAGGCAACTGGTGGAACTGGTGTGGTAGCAGGTGCTGTATCTACTCATCAAAATCAAAATCGCCGTGATTGTTATTTCCATAAGCACTGGTTCGATGGAGAAACTTCTGCAGCTACGACTAGATACAATGTTGAAACCCAAACAGATAACATTTAATAAAAAAAACGAGGTTCACCTTAGTGTCGCAATCTTCTGTAGTTTAAGCCCCCCTCGGGGGGTTTGGGGGGCCAAAAAATATGGCCTTTGCTCACCCAAGCTAGGGTTAGGGCTATGAAATTCCGATGTGGCGCAGTAAATGTATAAATACTTAGCCGTAGATCAAAAAACTTAACATGCCATCTCACTACAATGGAAAGAGATTCTTTCTTACATACGCACAGCACGTCAGTACAAAAGAGGCTTTATTGAGTTTCTTTGAATCAGTTGCCTCCCTTAAGTATTATTGCATCGCGCAAGAAATGCATGAGGATGGCAACCCTCATTATCATTGTTGTATCGAGTTCACTACTCATCAACGGAAGCCAGTCATATGGCTTGATCACTTGGGTAAACATCCTAACAAACAGGATCCAAGAAATTGGAATGCCTGTATTACTTACACCAAGAAAGATGGTGACTTCATTGAATCTCCTGGAAGTAGTCGTGAGGCTGGCGAAGATATTATTGGTGTTTGCAAATCTAGTTCTGAAGGGGACTGGATGGTCTATTGCATCACCAACAAGATCTCTTTTCAGTATGCTCGCTTTTTATGGGACCGCTATGCTGTTGATTTTGGCACAATCACAGACGATAGCCCAGTTGTTGGAAGATTGTGTTCGGCGCTGAACGCCATGGCCTACAACCCCGAACCGAAGACATTGATTCTCAATGGGCCTTCGGGGTGTGGTAAGACAACATGGGCAAAGCAATTCTCGGTGAAACCAGCGTTGTTTGTCTCTCATATTGATCAACTGAGGAGCTTCAGGAGAGGTTATCATCAATCTATCATATTTGATGATGTGTCCATCGCTCATATTCCTCGCGAGGCACAGATCCATCTACTAGACTTCGAAAATGACCGGGCTATCCATTGCCGCCATTCTACTGCATTGATTCCAGCAGGAACGTACAAGATTTTTACCTGCAATGATTGGCCTGTCAGTAGAGGTGATGAAGCGATAGAAAGAAGGTGTCGGTTTGTTAATGTCCGTTTAATAAACGCCGCAATGGCTTGATCAATCGTGGCGCCCTTCTTTTTATTATAGTCCTCCTCCCCCCTTTAATATTACGGGGGGAGAGTTAGACTTTCACCTACTGACAAATGTGTGTGATGGGAATAATGATGGCGTTAATGTGGTTAGGATTTGTAGCGTGGTTGGCGTATTTGTTTTTTACTTAATAAATGGAGTATATCGGGGAAACGCTTGGTAGGAACGTTGGTTATTATGTAACCGGAAGTCAGAGAGGGGCTACGATTGGTGGTCAAATAGCTAAAAGCTTAATTCAAACTTACCAAAACAAAAAAAGAATGGCGCCCTATCCTGTTACGCCTCCTAAAACTCCTAGCAAGAAGCGTAAAACAGACACTAAGAGACCTAAAACAGACAATATTATATATCAAAAAACTAGAACTCTGTCCGTGAAGAAACCTAAAGGTGAATCTGGTACTACTATGCGTGCTGCGAAGGTTATAAATCGCAGAAAGAAGGGTGTGACTTTTAAGAAAGCGAAAAAGGTGCGCGTTTCCAGGAAATTTCGCCAGCAAGTCGTTAAAGCTTTAGCTGCTAGGGACGCGTATGGGAAATATTTAGAGATCGGTACTCAGGGCATTCCATTCCCGACTACTCAAGGCAATAAGCAAATTGTTGCGCGGTTGGGTAATACTCCAAATGATGCTACTCTGGGGGTAAACTCTAC